AACGCGCTGAATTCCGTTCGTCACTTCAAGGAACCGGGAAATACCGGTCGCCTGTTTCAGTAATTTATAGGTCGCCGGGGTCATGTAAGCAATAACCCGATCACGGTTGACGCGCTGATTTGTCATGTATTCGAGCGCGTTATCCCATTCGGTCAGAATGGAAGAGGAAGAAAGGGAAGCGGTTGAAACGCCGCCGTGAGCAGACGCAAACCCGGCGAGTTTGGACGCAAGATAAGCGTCCATTTCGGGGATTTTCTGTTGCTCGACGAACGCGCGGGTAATGTTGGCAATGCTTGCCGCTTCCTTCGTTTCGTCAATGTCCATCGGGTCGGCAAGGGTATCCCATTCCCTGTCCATTTCAAGCTCGACGGCTTGCCATTGATTGTCCCAATTGCGGGAGAAGTTGCCGTCGATAGAGTTACGGTTTACGGCGTGCGCGCCGGAAACGGTAACGGTCGGGATATACATGGTTTTACCCATGCCGGGTTTGTACTTGTTGGAATTGTTCGCGCCCCAAATGCGCCCAAAATAGGACAGATACGGGTACGCTTGCGCGAGTGACGCGGAATATTCAGCCGCATAGTTTACGTTCATAGTATCATTTTCCTTTCTTTGTTATTTCTTCGGGGCAAATCCCCAAACGTTAGAAATTGCCGCGGTCGCCCCTTCTGTGCCGGTCGGCATACCGCCCGCCGGTTGTGCGCCAAACTGCGGGAATTTCGGCGCGGGTGTTGGTTCTGCCGGGACAAAGAATTCGTCGAATGTCTTCTTTATTTCGGCAATCTGTTCCGGGACGGGTTTTGCACCTTCCGACCGGTCAATCCGGGAATACACTTCGTCAAAGAATTTCGGTTTGACGCCCTTGTAATCGTCGGAATTCCGGGCGGCTTCCTTCGCTTTGTAGGCGTCAAACTGTCCTTTAAGTTCGGCGTATTCTGCCGATTCTTTCGGGTCGGGTTTGGTCTGTGCTTTTTCCCATTCCGTTTTTGCCGCTTCAATAGCGGCGTTTTGTGCGGTTTCTGCGGCTTTTTTCGTTACGAATCCGTCGTCAATCGCGCGACCGTACAACGAAAAGATTTCGTCCGCCCGTTGTTCCGGGGTAAGGTCTGCATTGTTAAGGATTTTTGCAACTTCTGTCCGCGTAAAGATACCCGCCATTTTTACTTCCCCTTTCTTTTTACGGGCGTTTGGAAGGTTCGCCCGAATTCCGTGTTTTCCGCCCCGGCGGGCGTGATTGTATGAAAAAACCGCCCTTTCGGACGGTTTAATCATCAGAACGGCGGAACGGACGGAGAACGGGCGCAAACCGTTCTTTTGTCGCTATCCGCCAATAGTCCCGCGCCCTGTGCGCTTGCGCGGGTCGCAATCCCGGAAGGGGTCGAACCTTCGCCCCGGGAGTCAAAGTCCCGTGTACTGCCGTTATACGACAGGATTACAAAACCGGGGAAGACGCATCCGCCCCGGTCAAGCGCGTTCCATAGATACGCGCCGCGATTCCGTTTTATTTGTTCTTCTTTCTTCCGGGTTTTTTGCCCGTTTTCGGCGCGTCTTCCGCCGGGACGGTTTGTTCGCCGTGTTCAACATTCGGCGCGGGTTCTGCCGCCGTTTCCGCCGGGATTTCCGGGTCTGTGAAATAACCGGCGGGCAGTTTCTCGCCGCAATCAATACAAAACAGTTCACAATTCACGGATTTGATGTTTTTGTGCTTGCATACCATAGCAATTAACCCCCTTGTCTGTCTTTGAAGAAGTTCGCCCAATATGGGTTTTCCCGGTCGAAAATTTCCTTTTGTTCCGGGGTCAGTTTGTCGGGATAGTCCGCAAACAGATTGAACACGGTTTCGCGGTCGAACGAGAATTCCCAAACGCCTTTTGTTTCGGGGTCGTCAACCCACCATATCGAATCCGTTTCGTTTTCTTTGTAAAAGTGATTATTTTTCACCCCCGCCCAACCCCTTCATTTCGTCGATTTCTGCGGTATTGATAAATTCAAGCATTTCGGCAAAATCTTTGTTCCCCTTTGCCGCTTCAACGTCAAACATGAATTCAGACGTTTCGTATTTCATGCCATAAGTTGTATGGGAACGTTGACAACCGAATCTGCGTCGTAACTCAAAGTCGTCTAACGCGTACCATGTATTTTGACGCCAACCGGATTGCATTTCAAGATATTCAAACCCGGTTGCGGTCTTGCGGACAATGGCGGCGTGCTTCCCGGCGGTAAAATAATATTCGTGACCGTCCAACATCTGCGACATAAGATTATGCGCGTTTGTGAAGTCGTTTCCGCTTGTAACCTTTACACCGTTTATGCCCTTGATGTTGATAACCTTTTCGATATTGTAGGTTTTCGCGAATATATATTGACTATCGCCGCCGCGGAAATCCAATACATCAAGACCGGATTTGTTGCCGCAGTACGCAAGGGCAACGGAAGAGCAAGACCCCTTCGTTTTGTCTGCTCCGGCAAGGCGTTCAATGATTTCGGTTTCCGTCGGTTGCGTTGTGAACCGCGCGACCGGACGCCGCTTTACCTTCATTTGTTCCGCCGCTTTTACGATTTCACTATTTCCGCGGTAATTGGTCGCTTGCGTGGCGACATTTTGCGCCGGGGTCGGCGTCGGTACAACCGGCGCGACAGGGGCAACCGGCGCGGCGGGCGTCGGCGGAACGGGCGCGGGTTTCGGGGTTATCGGAATCGGTACATTCGGAACAAGTTGCCCGAACGTAAACCCGGATTGCGTGCCGCCGTTCTTCCAATAGTCGTCAAACCGCTTTTGTTGCTCCCGTGCGAATTGCGCCGGGTCATAATCCCCGGAAGGAAAGTCGCGTTTTGTATAGACGCTTTCCCGGTTGCGCCGCCGGACGCGCCCGGTTTCGTCGCAAAAGTCGTCAATGTCCTTTGACGCCGCGCGGACTTTCTCGCGTTGTGCGCGGATTATGTCTTCGTCCGCGCCTTGCGCTTTGAGCATTTCCAAATCGCGCTTTTGTTCCCGGAGATTTCTTTCCAACGCGCGTTGTTTCTGTGATTCTGCATACTGTTTATCGTTTTCCGCCTTGTCTTGTACTTGCCCGCGGACGGCGGAAACGCCGGGAACAAACGGCGTCGGGTAATGCTTGCAGTTTATCCCAAACAATCCCGCCGGTTCGCCGTATGTCGTTTCGTTCTGCGCGTAAACGTGAACGACATTCCCGTCAAGGTCGGCAACGTCGCGGGAAACGTTGTTCGCGGAAATAACCTTGTTTTGCCAATCATAGCACAACGGACGCGCGCCGTTATGGTACGAAACGATATAAAGGTCATTTCCGAAACTTTCGTTTGTTTCCCAAACTGCCGCGCGCCCCGAATTGAACATGGTCGTTCGGACGTCCATTGCGACGTATGTTTCCGCGTCCCAATGCCGGTTTGCATGGTCAATGAATCCGGTTATACCGCCGTCCGCCATTCGTTGTGTTGCGTGCCGAACGGCGGTATTCCACGACGAAACGCCCGTGATCGTTTCCCCGGCGGCGACGTCAAGCGCAATTTGTGTCCGGTTCAAACGTTCCAATATCTCATATTCGGAAATAACGTTTGATACCGTCTGCATATATGCGCTTTGTGTGCTTTCAAGCATGACGGTATTAACCAAATTCAGTTTGTCCGCGGCTTGTTTGTAATACAACCCGAACGCCCGCGTTTGGTTCGCGGACAATACCGGTTTGGTCGGCGGCTTGAAAATGCCCGCTTTCGCGCCCCGGTACAACGCCGGTTCGGAATCCTTTATCGCGTCCGCGATTGCGGTTTCAAGCGACGCAGACAACGCGCGGTCAGCGTCCGACAGATTGTTCCGTATAATCTGCATGGTCTGCGCGTTTATCTTGCCCATTTGCGCCAACATTGCCGCTTGATAATCAAACATTGATTTCGGCGGATGTTTGCCCGCGGTCAGATATGGGAAATAATGCGCAAGGTTTATCACGATTTGGTCAGTAATCGCGCCGTACACTTCCGCCATTTCCCACGACATAGCATCAATAGACGCCGGGTTCATTCAATCACCCGCCCGCGTTGAAAATCGAAAGGGAATCGGAGATATTGCCGGGACTTTCTGCGCGTATGCGTTCAAGTTCTTTTTGCGCTTCTTCGTCCGTCAATCCAATTCCGTATTTCGGTTCCGTCAAGAACGTGTATTTGCTGATTATGCCCGCGCCGACAAGCAAAACCCCTTCGTTGATGTTGGTTTGCCGGTCTTGCGTGATTCCATCGTCAAACGTGACTTTGATTTCGTACCCCGGCGCGGCGAGTTGTGCGACCGGCGTTCCGTTTTCGTCGGTCATGTCGTACAGTATCGCGACGTCGATAATGTTTCGGACAAGATGTTCAATAGCCGGTCGCAACTGATTTTGAACCGTCCGAATCGTTTTGAACGTCTTTGAATTTTCGGAAATTACTTCCGTCGCGGTCTTCAAACCTTCGTGCGCGTCAAACGTGAACGTTCCCGCGGAAAACCCGGTTTGCAGACAAAGGATTGACAAGAACGCATTGATAGCGCGGACGTGTTCGTCAACCCGCAGAACGACCGAATTATCCGTAATTTTCAGTTCGTCCGGGTTGTCCGTCGCAAGTGCTTCGTATGTTTCGTCAGACGCGTCAAAGTACCGGACGACTTCGGAAGTCGTCGGGTCAACGACCGTTCGAACGGCGCGCGCCGGTACGATAATCCGTTTTTTACCCAAACGGAATTCGCGGACAAATGAATCGTAACAAATATCCAACGCGTGAAGGGTTTCAAGCGCGTTCCCGTAAATGCTCATGCCCAAAGGGGAATTGTCGTCAAGGTTGTTGGCAATCGGCGTCCGCCAATATGAAAATAGACTTTCTTCAACCGGGACGACGGTTTCCGGTTCCAAATACGGGAACAATTCAGAAAGGGGATAACGAACGCCAAGTATGTCTTGACTTTCCGTTTCTGCGCCCTTCTGCATTTCCGCCCGGAACAGTTCGTTTGTAATAACGTAAGTTGTCCCGTTCCATCTATGCCATTCCAACCGTGTATAGTAATAACCGCCCTTTGCAATCCGGGAGATAAAAACCCCTTCCGTAACGCGGGCATTATCCCACGCAATCGGGATAAATTGGTCGGCGTTGCAATATCCGACCCGGACTTTTCGGGTTTCCGGGATTTCGTCGCCGTTTTCGGCGCGCCGCGCTTCCGCCCATACCTTCAACGCGTTTCCGCCCAACGCGCAACCGGTTTCGATTGATTCTTGCATTTTTTCCCGGAACGCGTTGTCGGAAAGCACGTTTTGCACAAAGCAATCAAGCGGGTCTTCCGGGTTCGCTTCCGTCGTTTCGTATCCGTTGATCGAAACGTTGACGGAACATTCTTCGCCCCAAATCAAACCCGCCATTTCTGCGCATATTGCCTTTGCCATATTCAACCGGTACATTTCGCGCGTTGCGCGCCGGTCGGCAATGGTCGGGGCGGGGATAATATGCCAAGGTTTATAAAGGCCCTTCCACAACCATTTCCAAACGAAAATGCCGAATTCGTAAAATTGACCAAACGCCGGGACGCCGGACAAATCGAAAACGGAACGATATTCCGTCGCAAGTCCCGTCCCCGCAATCGTTTTTTGCATCCTGTCCCGCCACCTTTTTTTAAGATTGTCTAACCATTGCATAACATCAACCCCAACCGTCGATAAGTGTTGGTATTTCGCGCTCTATCGCGTATTCCATAGCGTCCAAACTGTCAATGTTCGTCGTGCCGTTGTCTAACCGGACGTCTTCGGTCAATTTCTTTTCGTCCCAAATTGCCGATTTAAGCGCGTCTATCGTGTGTTTGCAGTTCGCCAACACAAAGAACCGACCGCAACCCATCAGCATACAAACTGCCCGTATTCGGTCGTTTATCGGGCGTTTCATACTGTTTCCGATATTCAGCGGCAACCGTTCCCGTACCGCCGCCGCCCGTAACCCGTTTATCAATGTTTGTTCGGCGGAATCGCAAAAAGCGTCCGTAACCAACCAACGCGACCGGCAACGCCGCACAAAGGCCACGAAATCCCGTTCAAGTTTGTTCGGGTCAAGTGCGGATTGTTCCCGGTATTCGTCGAGAACGACGACCGTGTTTCCGATAAACCCGACGCAAGAAAAGGCGTGCGCGGACGTGCCGCCGCCAAAGTCAACGCCAATTATTGCCTGTCGGACGTGTCCCGGTTCCCGGAACAAAATAAAGTCGTCCGGTCGGTCTGCAAACTGTTGATATATTAAACCTTCCGCGACCGCGCGTTCCCCCAATATGTCGCGCCGGAACCAAACCGTATTCGGGTCGTATCTGCTTTCGATTTCCCGTATTCTTTCCGGCGTAATCGTCGCGTTGTCGTGTATTGTGAAGTGTTCGTACAGATAACCGCCCGCCAACCCGTCCCGGCGGTATTTGTCGATATATTCTTCATAAATCGACGCCCGCGGGTTGCATGGGTTCAAGTCCCACAATGTAAACGGGCGTTTCGCGGCAATCTGCCGCCCGGACGCAACCTTGATAAACGACGACCGGGAATCCGCGCAATCGTAATGTTCATTGATTTCGGTTGCAATCCAAATACCATATGAATTGCCCAATATGCGTTTGTATGAATCCGCTTTCGCGCCGCCCGCAAACACGACGACTTTTTCCCCGGTTTGCGTGTCTACGAATAGTGCTTCATTGTCCCGGCATTTTCCCCAACGACAACGCCCCCGGAAAAGGTTTTCTAATCCGAAACCGTTGCAAACGCCGATATTCAATTTTGCATTGCCGATTGTTGAACCGGACGCCAAATGGTACTTGTCCGGGGTCGTTTCAAGCATTGCCGCCGCAATTATGCAATGGTCAATCGTTTTCCCGGAACGGATTGCCCCTTCCGCAACGCATAAGCGGTTTTTCGGCGCGTTTTTTATATACCGTTTATGTTTCGGGGAGAATTCGCCCCACGGAATCGTACTTGTTTTCGTCATTCTTTCAGCAAGTCCGCCAAAACGGAAAGGTCTTCAATATCCGCGCCGCCCTTTGCCGTTTTTTCTTCAAGTGCGGCATATACCGCCGCAATATCCCGGATTGAATATTTGGTTTCGGTTGCTTTCGTTTTGTCGAACGTGCGGACTTTCAGTTCCGCGGCGTTCCTTCCGGGGAATTCGTCAACCATTGTTTCCAACCGGGCAAGAAGTTTCCCTTTTATGCGTTCAAGCACGACGGCGTTGTCCGCGACCGCTTCCGCGGTTTTTTGGCTTGCCTTTGCAACCGCTTCGTCGTCTGCGGCTTTTCTTTTTGCCGCCCACTTTTCGACCCGCGCCCGTTTTTGAAGCGTTCCGAACGGTACGCCCCACTTTTTCGCTATTGCCCGTTGAGAAATGCCCCCGGCGACGTATTCCGCCTTGATTTTCCGCCAACTAACCGCCTTTCCCATTTATTCAACCCCTTTTCCGCGTTTGACGCACGCGTTACGAATTCCCCTTGAAAGCGTCCCGGCGACCCCCTCGCGCCGTTTTATTCGTCCGCCGGACGGCGGAAACATAGGGACGCAACCCCGCCGCACGCAGAGGAGAACGCGCGACGCCCCACTTTATGCCGCGCCGGTCAGAAAAAGCAAAGACCCCGGCGCATACAAAAAGCCGGGGCGTCCATCATTCCCCGGCTAATTGCCTATCTTATTGCCCTTTTCGGAACGGTCATTGTTGCCCGTTCGTAATACGCTTTAACTGTGCTTGAATAACCTTCCGGCAGTAAACCGCCGTTTTCCGCCCTTGTTTTTTTCTTCAACGCGTAAACTTCCCGGATTGCTTTTGGAATGTTCCACGGTTCGCGCTCAACGTATTTTGTATCTATCCGTACCGTTTCCCATTTTGAACCCAACGTTTGACGTATCTCGACGTCGCGTTTTCCGTCTTCCGCCTTTTTGTGTTTGTGGCGTTCGCCGTCAACTTCAAAACAGACGTACCATTCCGGGATGATAA